CAGAATAATTCATCTGGTCAAGTGGTGCGCCCTTCAAAAAGTTTTCTGTCTGAAATTGAACGTATAAGTTTGGATAACCTTGCAACAAACTCATTTTTAATTTCTGTTCCACATTATTAATAAGTGGAGCCATTGTGCTTTTATAGAACTCATCCATCATTGTTTGCGTATTATTAAACTTGCCTTCGCCAACGCTAATCATTTGTGGCGGCACACCAAACACACCGCAAATACGTTTCATAGTTTGTTCTTTTAATGATGCGAGATCAGCGTCTTGAATTGAAAGCATATCAACAGGCATATACTTCATTCCATTATCAAGCAACATACCTTGACCGGGCTTGCTAGGGTCGGTAGGGCGAGAGCCAGTAAGTTGCGACCAACCTTCTTTTAGACGCGCAGCAATTTCTTTATACTTGCTATCAGGAATTACTTGATCAGTAATAAACAACCCTGAAGGCTTCGCGCCGTTCTGCATTACATAGTTTGCGTAAAGATCAATGTCTTGATCTAGACCAATTAATTCAGCAAGCAAAGTCCCTTTGTTCCAACTGCCTGAACCTTGCCAACCCATTTCGTTTAAATGCATTATCTGCCAATAGTCTAATGGCGCATCTTTAGAAAAGCCGTAGCTTGGCGTTGCTAACCGATACATCGGATAGCGCGTCTCTGTTAATTGCGTAGTGATTAGCGTAGCGTCAAGAATATACATTTCTAAAGGCGTTTGATCTGCTTTGCTCTGATCTTTGCGCCAAAATACTGTGTAGCATTCGCCAGCCATATCCAGCCACATTGAGAATTGATACCAAAACTCATATTGCGATTGAAAGTTATTTGGGTTTGCTAAAAGACTATAAACTTGTCTAGCTTTAATTTTGTCACGCGCACCAATTAATACATCATGGCAAGCATCAACCAATTCATCATTTGCATTGTAAGAAACTATTCGCACAGGCAACTGCGACAAAGCCCTAGCCTTTACCGCAAGACAAGCCATTACAGTTGAATTGCGAGACAGCGTTGACATATCCACCGTTCGCCCTGCTTGCGTAGCAGAACTGGTGGTGACGTACAGCATTTGCTGAAATGCAGACTGCGAACCAATATTCCGAAGAATATTATTTCCTAAAGTGGTCTGCCCAAATAGCGTATTAGATTCTTTTTGGGGTTTATTTTTTCTTCTAAAAAAGTCTAGTACGCCCATAATTGCACCTTAAAAAGTTCGAAACCCATAGGTTCCATTGTCCATTGGATGATCTAATGCACAATGCATTGCGATAATTAAGGCAATAATACCATCAACCTTTGCTGATTTGTCTGCTTCATTCTTACGAATTTTTATGTTTCCATTAACATCTTCGTACACTTCACAATTACCGAGTTGCCATCCTAAGAATTGATTGCCATTATGTTTAATATTTTTGCCTAAAATTAATTTTTCTATTTGTTTTGAAGGATTATTTAAAACAGCCATTCCTTGCCCTACTTTTTTTACTGGCATAGATTGATCGTGCAATCTAGCAACTAAACTAGCCGCATTGTAAGCATCGTATCCTATTTCCCTTACTTCATATTTATTAGCTTGTTGAGTTATGTAATCACTTATTTCACGGTCATCCATAACATTGCCTTGCGTTAAGCGCAATATTCCAGAATCTTTAGCATTTCTAAAAATATCTAAGTAATGCTGCGGTACATGAGACAGACCTTCTTCTGGCAGAAAGAATTGCCATTCCGCAAAATAATCATCTTCCGCATAACGCTTTAGAGTACATACAGCATTTAAATCTCTAGTCGCCGCTAAGTCAAAACCAATAAAAACTGCTTCTGGTTCACGTTCATCCATAGGCGCAGCACATAAATCCCAATGCGATCTATCAATCCATGCGGAATTTGCGCTAACAAATACATTAAGCGTTTTGCAAAGAAACTCATTTAAGGTCGCTGGCTTATACGCCGCTTCTTCTGCTCTTTGTTTAATAGCTTCTTCAAAGACTGAAATTCCGTGCATAGGATTAGCTTTAGACCAAGTATTAGGATCACGCCAATCATCATGCTGGTCTAATCCATACAATAGACCAAACCAACGAGGATTATCAGGAGCCTCACCAGACAATATCGTCTGCATCATCTGCATATCTTCATGAAACTTAGTGTCTTTAGTAAAGCTGGCAGTAGTAATATAAATACGCAAAGGGTTTTTTCGTGCCACCATACCAGAATGCAACACCTCAATTGCATTACGGTCAATAATCTGCGCCGCCTCATCCACAATAGCGCAACTAGGATTAAGACCATCACCTGTTTTTTTAGTGTCTCGCGATAACGCACGAAACATTGATTGTGAATCACCTATCTTAGTAATTTGATGCTTTTGTACATTGTACAATTTTTGTACTTCAGATGGCATTGATTCAATTAGACCAACGGCTGAAGTAAAAACAATACTTGCCTGTTCTCTATTAGTAGCTAAGGTATAGACTTCTGAACCTTTTTCGCCAAACAAAAGCTCATACAAACCAATGACTGCAATAAGTGTAGATTTACCTGCTTTGCGAGGAATGAAAACAATAACATCCGTTGTCATTCTTTTATCGCTATCTTTCTTAGAATAAAACCCATAGATAGCGCAAATGAGCAAAATTTGAAAAGGTTGCAACTCTACTGGTTGACCAGCATAAGCACCTTTTGCATGACGCAAAAATGAAGTGAACTGCAAAAAATGTTCTACAGCTTTAGGTTGGAACTCCCATTCCCATTCTTTATTTTCTATGTGATTAAGGAATCGTTGGCAAGCAAGAAGCACATTACGACAAACACGCTCTTCGCCCTTCACAACTTGATTGGCATACACAACACCATCTTGCCAGCGCATTACTGTTGCCAGCCTTTCAGGAAATCACCTAATGGTGAACTATCCTCTAGTTTATTTGCGGCAAGACGAGACTTAGGAGTAAGTCCTAATTCATTCATAATTTTAATGCAATTTTTCATTGCCTCATTTGCAACTGATATAAATGGATTAGGAGCTAGCGTTTTGCCATTATTTATTTTTACAACTAGCGGATGTTTTTCTTGCTGTGACCTTGCGTCTATATAAGTCTGCATCTGATCTGCAAGCATCATTAATGTATGCCTATCTTGCTCTGTGCCGATGCCGTAAACGTCAAAAAGATATTGAGCAGTTTCATCTACAAATCTTTGCTTGCTGAAAAGTTCTGGTTGACTAGCCCACTCAGCAAAAGGAATTCTAGCTTTTAATTTTTCAGGAATGCTCACGCCAATGTTCATGCCTTTGCTTCCATGAACTGCGTGAACTTCTTGCGGCAACTTCCCATTTGCCATTTAGACTCCCCCCCCTCTGTGGTAGATATGCAAAAAATTGCCTCCGCGCTTGCTGCTATATAAAGGCATAAATAATTAGTTATTCATTAATTTTGTGGATAAAACAGGCAGTTATACACAAGTTATGCACACACACGCCAATAGTCATCACCTGTGTACTCAATCACGCCATGCTCTGTGTAATGCAGGTATTTGCCTTTGTTTTCATCATGCGTCTTTAACGTATGACAGGCAGTACATAATGATTGAAATAGGTTGACTTTAAACGCTATAACTTCTCGTCTATGTGGAAAGACATGATCTACAGTTGTCGCAGCAGTTATCTTCCCATCACTTTTACATCTCGCACACAATGGTTGTATAGATAATTGTCTAGCTCTTATCTTTGTCCATGCTTGCTGCTTATACAGTTTATCGTTAGCTCTACCTTTGTCAGTAATGCCACCGCCATGTTCACTACAAAATGCTGATCTGGTTGTCTTAGGATTGCGGCAACCATATTGACTACATTCTTTATTTAATGGCGCGTATGGCACTATTCACTTGCTTCTTCTGGTTGCTGTGGTGCTACTGGTGTCTGTGCTACTTTAGTTTCTTGCATTACATCGACAATAGGAGTCTGCAATAGAATAGCTAATTGTTGTAATGCAACGTACTCCGCTGTGTCAGGTATAGCAGCAGCTAATCTTGCATTTACTTCCATAATATCTAATACATCTTTATAACCTAATGCTGCCATAGCTAATGATTGGTAAGTAGTAGTTAATGTTTCTAATGCTTCATCTAGTTCTTTGCTCATGATAGTTCCTTATGTAAATCTGCGTAGTTTATAAAGAGTAGAATCAATAAGGTCTGCTATTTCATCTACTAAATTTTGTATCTCTGTATCATCACCGAATAATCCACGTGATTCATATAGTTCTTGGTTTAAATATTCCATATAAAGCAATGGTGTCATATCCTCGTATGATTCCATCTTTATTGGGAAGTTGCTTAATATTACATTGTTTTTGCCTTGATACGCTTCAACCACAGCATCAACTAAATCGGGTATTGCGCTATAAAACTCACCTAATGCTATGTGCTGTGCATAGCTCGTAGTCTGCCAATGCATGATGTGTGTAACTATAGCGGAATGCAGCAAATCCATAACCAATTCAGTCAATGAATCTTCTTCTTCAGCTTGTTCGCCTATTTTGTACGTAACCATTATTAATCCTTAGCTTTTGGTTTCCATGAATTACCAAATCCTTCTTGGTGTTTTGCAGCTTGTATAGGCATTCCAGAACGATCAATTAAACGATCAACTTCTTCATCTTCCATACCTAGCCTAGCCTGTATTTCTTCTTTGCTCACGCCTTCTAACACTATGTTGCGGACTATATGCGCCATAGGCAATATTCCATGTGTACCACGCGCTCTATTATGACGAATAGTGCTCATCTGTCTATGCACAGGGTCAATATCTACTGTAACAGTAGGAACCATACCACCAAACTTAGCCATAAGACGCTTATCTGCGCTGACTGTGTAACGATGAAAGCCATCAACAATTGTATTATCTGGAAGTATTACAATAGGCTGTGTCCAACCATCTTCCATAATAGAAGTAATGAGCAATTCTAATTCTGGTGGTGCTACCTTGTTCGGATTGTAATCATTAGGCTTTAAAGTTTCACGTGAAACCCAATTGACGTTACTGATAGGTTGTTTTTTAATATCTTGTGCCATTGTCATCCTCTGTAATATCGTGCAATTCTAAACCTAGCTTGCCTCTAGCCAATGAAGCGTTTGTTGCAACATTGCCTTTGCGCCTGTCTTTTAAATCTGCTCTATTTGCAATCATAGCAAGAAATTTCCAGCTCAAACCAGTATGCAAATCAGATTCTGTTTCATGTATAGGGCGATTTGTTTTTGATTGATGTTGTTTTATTAGCTCGCTTATATTACGCGCAACAATAGCTCTAAGGTCTTTAGGATATAACTCTAATAAATCATAAGTCCATTGTTTCCATGTCTTGCCTTCTGGTAATTGTAGTTTGCCGTAACCGTAAAGTTCTGTGTTTGCATATCTGCCAGCAGTAGCAGCACCATGAACCCTAGCAATCATCTTATGCCATAACTGAGGCCAACATTGAGCATATATCCATAAACCGCCTAAAGGTTCTTCACCATAAGGAGGACAGACTCGCTGTGTACTAGGAGCGACACCGATCATAGACATGAGATCATAACTACGGTTGTAATCCCATCCGAACATACGAGGCGCAGTCCATACATCAAACGTAGTCCAATCATATATCGGGCTTACTGGATAGTTGTGTCCGTTACGTGGTCCACCTATCCAATTGTTTTTTGATTTCATCGCTACACTACGATAACGGCGCAGACTCTCATCAGCACGAATACCGCGCACATCAGCCACAGTTCCATGTTCACGCCCATATACTAGGTGCGCTATATCAGGCACACTATCACCCCATTTAAAACCCTCAATGTGCGTAATTACATTTTCAGGCATAGGGCGAACCCATCTGTCTTTAGCCGCCGGATCCCAACAATTCCAGTAAGGCTCTTTTCTACTGCAAGCATTGCGATGTTGTATTGGTATGCACAACCATTTAAAGCGAATATTAGGATTAGCACGAACACGCTCTACGTATTCAATAGTCTCAGGATGTATAGCTTCTTCATCCCAAAAATATACATCTAACGGCAGCTTCCCTTTTTCTTCAGCAACTTTATAAGCAAGGTTAAGGCAGACTGTAGAATCTTTGCCGCCACTAAACGAAACAACCACTTTATCAAAATTGTCAAACAAATACTCAAATCTTTTAATGGCTGCATCATAGACATTTTCGCTTTCTATGATTTCTTTCTTTAAAATTCTAGCCATATTATTTAGTCTGAATTTCAGGTAGTAAAGAAGCGGATACACCTTCAACCATAGTCCTGTTTAACATAGGATGAAATTGATGTGTGGGTCCATAATCGCTATCAGGATGAAATGCTAAAACGCGCAAATGCTCACCGTAAGGCGTTTGAAATTTATGTTTTCCATTAGCATGAATGCAGAATAACATCCCGCGCACTAGATCAATTGATTCTTCACCATCATCATTTACAGCGACACATTTTCCTTTGCCAGACATAATAATTCCAATGCGATCACTTGGATGCGTGTGCATTGTCTGGTCAATGTCAGGTGGAAAATACAATAAATTAAGACAAGGATCGCCTAGCATTACAGGCGGTATTAATAGGCTGTCTGTGCAACCATCAATATATTTTAATCTGCCTTCATGTTCCGCTGGTCCACCAATACTAAACATCCCTTTGTAATCTTGTTTAGTAATTACAATTCCTCTACCAGATGCAATATAAGCATTGCCCGGCACACAAGCATAAGTACCCATCGGCATAGGGTAAAAATTTTTACCGTAAAACAAAACTGCATCGCCTTCATGAACGTATATGTAATGCGTATCTGTTTTTCCTATTGCTTGATTGTCATGCAAAAACAAATATTTTTCCCATGAGGAAAGAACCGCAGGAAACTCAGGGCTTAATGCGCCTATTGCACCATTTTTCCATTCATAGTGTGAGAATGCTTTATTCATTTATATATTCCTTACAAATTGCCCAAATTGCTTGGGAACTATTTTCTAAATCGTGCTCTTGTTTTGCTTTACGTAGAGCCGCAAAAATTGTTTCTCTTTGATCGTGGTCAATCATTATGCTTAATGGGTATAGCTCATCTGAATTACTTTTTACATCATCATCATTATGTTCTTTAGGCGCACCATCATTTTCCATATTCTTCATGCGTAACAAATCAATATCGTCTTCTAATCTTGCTAAATCACTTTCAGAAAAACCTGTAAGATTAAGATCGTAATTAAATTCACGCAAACCATCCATTTCTAAATGCAGCAATTCAATATCCCAACCTGCATTTAAAGCAAGTTTGTTATCTGCAATTATGTAAGCCTTTTTTTGCGCTGTAGTTAAATTCTGTAATTCAATTACTGGCACAAGATCAATATCTAAAATTTTTGCTGCTTTAAGCCTACCATGTCCAGCAATAATTCCTTTTTCACCATCAATTAAAATAGGATTAGTAAACCCAAATTCTTTAATTGATGATGCAATTTGCAATACCTGTTCATCACTATGTGTACGACTATTATTGACGTAAGGTATTAAATCTTTTGTGTTTCTATACTCTATTTTTAATTTGCTCATAGTCATATCGCCAAGTAAGGTACATCATAAGTTTTTTTCTTTATTAATTCCCACGCCATATCTGCATTATTGACAACATCAATTTGACCTTTCCATTCAAAATGCCAAATACGCTGTTCAGGCGTTAATGCTTGTTGCGATAAAGGTTTATTGCCATCTTTTAACTCTAGCAATATATTTTTTCCTTTGTAACCACAAACCAAATCAGGAAAGCCTTTGCCCATACCACTTGTGACAGCAACAGTAACGCCATGTTCTCTAAGAAATTTTACAATTGCTTTTTGATTGTCATCTACTCTAGCAATTTTCATTTTTTTGGTTTGTAAGTATTAAAAGATTCGCCATTATTGCATTCAGGGCAGCGAGTTATTGTTCCATCTGAACAGTAAGGGTCACTAACATATTCAATGTCATCGCGATCAGTTATGTAATCGCAATATTCGCATTGCATTAAATTTGAATCATCAACTACCGCATCATTAAATTCATCGTCTTTTATCATACCAATCTATCCTTTTTTGTATTTTTGCATCTTCGGTTTTTTCAAAATAACTGCAATTATGTTCTTTTATTAAAGAATAAAATTTTGCATCATCTGCTTTCCCGCATCTACCAAGACCAACACTTGCGTGTGATGGATAAGGCTTAATAGAAACATATTTGCATTTAATGCATATCATTACTTAATGCTTCCTTCGCAAAACTTACCTGTAAGCCAGTAATTAATTCATCGCCATCATGATGACGTTGCATTATTTTTTTAGCCCATTCCTTATGATCTACCCTAGACGATTCTTTTTTAATTATCTGTGTTTCAGCAATATATTTTTCTGCAACTGCCTTACTTACTTTCGCTTCTGGTGCTGGCAATGCAATCATCGGCTCTGGTATAGCTGTCCAATTACCTTTTTGCAATTCATCATTTAATGCAGCATCCCATCTGGCTTTTACCTGAGAATAACTCTGATGCTTTAAATCAAATGCGCCTACTTTTACTGAAGCCCAAAAAATAGCGGGGTGTGACCATTCACCTATGTTGCCATGCTCCCTAGCAACTACACCGTTAACAGCCTCATAGTACGCAGCAACAGTATCTATAGATGGTCTGCATAGCTTTATAAACTGTGGCAATGTTGGAGGCCATTCCTGTGTCATTAAAGCATTTGCGCCACGCACAATTTCATCACGCGATAACTTACATAATTCCTGTGACCATAATGCTTTTACCGTTTTTAAATCTGCTTTACCCCACATATCCAAAAACTTATTTCCATAAAGCGCGACCATTTTTTCAAATAGACGCTCTATCCATGCTTCAGAAATGCGATCAGTTGAGGTCAATGATTGCGTCATCTGCGCTCCTTTTGCCTGTCAATATTTCATAGGTATCGCGGCGATTCTTTTCTCTTACGTTTTCATACGTTCCGGGTTGCCGCCTTTGATTCCGAACCCAATTACGCCAAGTAGCATCCCAATCAGCCTTTCTGCCTTTAGCACCACCTTGCGCTATCCAGTAATCCCTAAACCCATCAGCAATAAATTTCACCTGTAGATCAGGTCTTTCATTCTGGCAAAACTTAATCATTTCATTAGTTGGTTGCCAATC